GACTTTGGCACGGTTTTTGTTATGCGTGTGCGCCCGTGAAATTGTTTCACGTGGAACACTGCCACACCGATGCACAAAATAAAATGTTTCACGTGGAACACAACACCAAGAGTTAAGAAAAGTTAAAACGAAAATAATTTGTGCGCTTATGCTTGTATGTTTGAAAAAAGTTGTATCTTTGCAACGTGTTACTTAAACAAGTTGAAATATGAAAGAGTTAATAAAGCATTTCAAAGAGCAACCGAAAGAAGCAATTAAAGAAGTTGCAATGTGTGTAATGATTTTTGCCGTTTGCGGTGCGATGTTGTTTCTATCTGCAATCTTGCAGGGTTGCAGCGTACAACGTGAAAGCGCAAGCAGCGGCAAAGCAGTGATAATAACAACCGATACAACGTATATCTACCACGGCGGTACGGTGAAGTTTCCAAAAACAAAATAACAATAAGTTTAACAATTAAAAGTTTACTACAATGGAAGAAAAAAGAAACGCATTTGACGAGTTTTCGTTTGCCGCTTTGTCGGCTTTGGGTAGCCTTATGGCGTGTAATGAAGTATGCCGCAACCAACGGGCAGTTATGAAAATAAACCGCTTTCGTGCGTGGCTTATGGACTTGAAGCCGCAAGCCAACCCCGAACCAAATTTGCCGTTTGACGGCGAACCGCAAGGACAGACAGCCGAATAACAATTAACACCAAGTTTAACAATTAAAAGAATTACTACAATGAAAAGTTTTGCAAGTAAATTTAACAAGACCACGTTTGGCATTGACACAACCGATTTTCAGTACACCAAGTTAGCCGATATTTTCAACTCTGAAAATGAGGGCGGCAAAGATGTGGTACACAAAATCAATGGGCTTTATGTCCACAAGTCGCAATTAGGCGACAGCCCCGTAATTATTGATGAGGAAAACAAACGGCTGGTGAACCTGCCAAGCCACACCGCCGAAACGGTGCGTGAAATACTTGCCGATGATGAGGCGGTACAAACTATCAAAGACGGCAAAGTCGGGTACACGATTTACGAGTACGAGAGCCACGGCAAGAAGTGTTATTCTATTTCGTTTGTGGACTTGTAAGAGTTTGGAAAGTTATGTTTAACTTTGTAGGGGTTGCAATGTTTGCAACCCCTATTTAATATAATACCGTTATGGCAAAGTTAGGTTTCAAGATTAAATTTACAAAGTCTGTATTTGGAGCAACCCAACGGGCGAAAATCAAAAAAGAGATATTGCAAGCCGTGGAAAGCAGCCCCGAATATAGAAAAGAGATTGCAAGGGTTTTCCAAATGGCGAACCGCCGAATACAGAATATAGAGCAAAGCGGACAACTTTCGCCAGCCGTGCAAGCGTTAAACAAAGGCGATGTAAAAGGGTTTACCAAGTTTTCAATGAAAGGCGATTGGAACACCCTAAAAATTGAGTACGGCAAGGCGATTTCGTTTTTACGCCAGCCGACAAGTACGGCGCAAGGTGCAAGGCAGTACGGGCAACACCTGCAACGTATGTACGATTTAACGCCCGATGAGTACAATTTAATGGCAAGGAACTTGCAAGGCAAGTTAAACAGCGTTTCGGATAGTGATTTCGTGGAGCGTTATTTGATGCGGTACAAAGATTTCACGGGCGAAATGGAGCAAAGCGCAAGCGATATAAGCACCCAAATAGAAAGTGAAGCGCAAAGCATATCACGGGCGATTGATGCGGAAATAGAAAGGCAGGCAAATGAAGTAGCCGACCAAATGGAGGATATGCAAAACGATATAGAACGGATATTGCGCAACTTTAATAAGTTTGGGTTATGAAAAAAATACCTTTTGAGTTACAAGAAAGAATAAACAGCCCGACCGAAATTGCAAGCGTGTTGCAACGTGCCGTAAACGAAAAGAACATTATCGGAAACAGCAAGGGCGAAAGGTTTTACAATATCCCGTGCGCCTTTGATATTGAAACAACAAGTTTTTACCGTGATACGGACGGACGGGCGTACACATACGAGCAAATGCAGCGTATGCAGGACGGGAACGGGCGCAAGGCGAAATTAGAGAAAGCCGCAATAATGTACGTTTGGCAGTTTGGCATAAACGGATATACGATAATGGGGCGCACGTGGGGCGAGTTTGTCACGATGATGCAGACCGTAAGCGAGGTTTTAGGGCTGAATGACAAATTACGCCTTATTGTGTATGTGCATAACCTTTCATACGAATTTCAGTTTTTGCGCAAGTGGTTTGAGTGGCAACGGGTTTTCAGTATTGATTTGCGCAAACCGATTTACGCAATAACAACGGGCAACATTGAGTTTAGATGCAGTTACTTGCTTTCGGGTTATTCGCTTGCAAAGTTGGGCGAACAACTTATGAAATACAAGTGTGCAAAAGCCGTTGGCGATTTGGACTACCAGCAAATAAGGCACAGCGAAACGCCGCTTACTGATGCGGAAATACACTATTGCATAAACGATATTAAAGTAGTGATGTGCTACATACAGGAACGTATAGAGGAAAGCAAGGGGATAACGCACATACCGATAACAAAGACGGGGTTTGTGCGCAAGTATTGCCGTGCGCATTGTTTGCGTGAAAAAAGCGATGCAGGAAAGACCGTACCAAATTGGGATTACGTGAACTTGATGCAGGAATTACAAATTACGGGTATGAATGAATTTAATATGCTGCAACGTGCGTTTGCAGGCGGTTTTACACACGCCAACGCCGAATATACAGACGAAATAATGTACAACGTGGATAGTTACGACTTTACAAGCAGTTACCCGTATGTAATGATAGCGGAAAAATACCCGATGTCGCAAGGCGTTGCAATCACGGTTAAGAGTATGGCGCAATTTGAGTTTTTAATATCAAAGTATTGTTGCGTGTTTGATATTGAGTTTACCAACATATTTGCCAGCGAAACGCAAGACAACCCGATAAGCGCAAGCAAATGTTTTGTGAAAGAAAACCCGTGCGAAAATAACGGGCGTATTGTGGCGGCTTCAAAAATTGCGCTGACAATTACGGACGTGGATTTTAATATAATCAAAAACTTTTATACGTGGGAAAGTATGCGTGTGGGTGAAATGTATTGTTACAAGAAAGACTATTTGCCGACCCCGTTTGTAAAATCTATCCTTCATTTGTACGAAAGCAAGACGAAATTAAAAGGAGTTGAGGGCAAAGAAGTGGAATATCTTAACAGCAAGGAAATGTTAAACAGTTGTTACGGTATGAGTGTTACCAACCCTTTGCGTGATGAGTTTACATATAACGGCGAATGGGATATTAACTCAATGACAGCCGAACAAAAGCAGGAACTTTTATACAAGTACAACACCAGCAAAAACCGTTTCTTGTTTTACCCGTGGGGCATTTTCGTAACCGCATACGCACGGCGCAACCTTTTCACGGGCATACACGAAGCGAAAGACGATTACATATACAGCGACACCGACAGCATTAAAATAATGAACGGCAAAGCGCACGAAGCGTATTTCAAGGCTTATAATATGCAGGTGCAAATGAAATTACGTGCAGCCTGCAAGTACCACGGTTTGCCGTTTTCGCTTTGCGAGCCGCAAACGATAAAAGGCATAACAAAGACTTTGGGCGTTTGGGATTTCGAGGGTACATATACAAGGTTTAAGACTTTGGGGGCTAAACGCTATATGGTGCAAGAACCCAACGCACTAAAAGCAGGCGGACGGGCATACGATTTCAGTTTAACCGTGTCGGGAGTGAACAAAAAGGCGGCGATACCGTATCTTATTGAAAAGTACGGCGAAAACGGTATCTTTGATGCGTTTACCAACTATTTGGATATACCGCCGCAAGCAACGGGCAAAAACATACATACGTACATAGACTACGAGATACAAGGCGAAATAACCGACTACAAAGGCAGCACGGCGCATTACAACGAACGCACGGGCGTACATTTAGAGCCGACCGGATACAGCCTTTCCCTTTCGGTTATGTACATAAATTATTTGCGTGGAATTAAATTTAAGGACTAAAATAATAAGAGTATGACAACAAGAAAGACAAAGACAGAAAAGCCGAAATTTTACGACTTGAAAGCGATTTTAAGCAAGAACGCCGACTATAATGTTATATTTGGCGAACGGTCAAACGGCAAGACTTACGCCGCCTTAAAATATGGTTTGGAAAACTATATCAAGACGGGCAAGCAAATGGCATATATACGCCGTTGGCGTGAGGATTTACGGGGCAAACGTGCCGAAAGTCTGTTTGCAAATCACGTGGCAAACGGACTTATTGAGGAACTGACAGAGGGCAAATTTAATGAAGTGTTCTATATGTCGAACAAGTGGTTTTTATCTTACTACGATGCAGAGAAAAACAAGCGGACACCCGACCCGACCCCGTTTTGTTACGGGTTTTGCCTTTCAGAGCAGGAACACGAAAAAAGCAGCAGTTACCCGAATGTTACAACGATAGTATTTGACGAGTTTCTGACACGGCGGTATTATTTGCCCGATGAGTTTATGTTATTTATGAACTTGTTAAGCACGATAATACGCCAGCGAAACGATGTCAAAGTGTTTATGTTGGGCAACACGGTAAACAAGTTTTGCCCGTACTTTACGGAAATGGGTTTGAAGCAAGTGCCGTTTATGGAGCAGGGAACGATAGATATATACCGCTTTGGCGAACACGGCGCAATCGTGGCGGTGGAGTATTGCAGCACGATAGTACAACACAAAGCCAGTAACAAGTATTTTTGTTTCGACAATCAAAATTTGCAGATGATTACGGGCGGCAAGTGGGAACTTGCAGTATATCCGCATTTGCCGTGTAAGTACAAGCCGCAAGACGTGTTGTTTGTGTACTATATCAAGTTTAACGATGTTGTTTTGCAGGGTAACATTATACAAGTAGGCAACGAATGTTTCACGTACATACACGCCAAAACGACACCGATTAAAGATGAGGAAAACAGCCTTATTTATTCTTTGGAAATGAACGGCAAACCGAACTACAAACGCAAGTTGTTAAGCACGGCAAGTTACGTGGAACAACAAGTCGCACGGTTTTTCGCAATAGACAAAGTTTTCTACCAAGATAACGAAATAGGCGAAATAGTACGCAATTATTTAATTACGAGCGCAAAGACAAACATTGTTTCGCTTAAATGAAAATAACGGGCGGTTTGGTGCAAATTTCGTGCCGAACCGACCGTTTTACGAAATAAATAACTACCTTTGCAATAGGAACTAAAAATTTATTGATATGGACGCAAATACTATTATTCAAATCATTTCAAGTTTGGGTTTTCCGATTGTGATGTGTGGCGCATTGTTTTGGTATATGGTGAAACAAAGGCAGGCGCACCAAGAAGAAACGGAACACCTAAAAGACACGATTGCGGAAAATACGAAAGTGTTAGCCGAACTTACAACGCTTATTAAAGTTTTGACAGATGAAAAGGAAAGATAACATTTACAAGTTGTACCAGCAACAAGTAAGGGACAAAGACACCGCCGTAACCGAATTTATGGCGAACACGTTGGCGAAAACTCAAAGTATGTTTGAGTATGAGGGTTTGCCCGACAGCATACCGCAAAAGGAATTGGAGCGGCTTTTGCAGACCACGGGCAACGCCTTTGTTACCAGCGTGGACGGGGTTTTGTATGCGCTTTCGGGCGGCAAAGGCGGCGAACCCGATGTTTACGGACGGGCAACGCTTTACACCGTGGCGAACCCTGCATTAAAGTTAAACAAAACCTACGATATACAGAAAGACGGGGTTTTGATTGAGAATGACAGCAACGGCGAAAGCCTTTTGCCGCTTATCGGGCGTTATGCCGTCTTGCATACTGACGGGCTTATTTCGTTGAACACGGCAAGCATTTTGACCCGTATTACAATGCTGATAAGTGCCAGCGATGACAAGACGAAACAGAGTGCCGATGAGTTTTTGCGCAAGATACAAGACGGCGAGTTTTCAATTATCGGGGAAAACGCTTTTTTCAAAGGCGTAAATATGCAGACAGCCCCGACCACAAACAGCGTGTATATAACACAACTTATTGAACTGATACAATACTACAAAGCGAGTATGTACAACGAATTGGGGCTAAACGCAAATTATAATATGAAGCGTGAACGCCTTAATTTGGGCGAGGTAAGTATGAATGTAGATGTACTTTTGCCGTATGTGGATAATATGCTAAAAGAAAGACAAAATGCAGTTGAGAAAATTAATGCGATGTTTGACACCGAAATTTCGGTTAAACTTGCTTCAAGTTGGGGTTTGGAAAGGGATAATTACAACGCTTTGGCGGCTGATTTGGAAACGGCAAAGGAAAACCCCGACCCGACAGACGAACCCGACCCGACAGAGGAAACAACCGAAACAGACGGAAACGACACCGAAACAGACGGAAACGACACGGAAACAGAGGAAACAGAAGAAACGAAAGAAACGGAAACGGAAACGGACGGTAACGATACCGAAACAGAGGAAACAGAGGAAACAGAGGAAACAGAAACAAAAGACGATAAGCAATGAAATACAGCGAACTATTTACAACGGGTAACGGGATATTCGCAACCGTTTTCAAGACTGAATATCCGACAGAGTACGCCGCTATTTTCGGCGATACCGACCCGACCAAGTTAGACGCTTACGCCTTACTGATGTACGGCGGCAAGACCGTTGTAAACTCTATCAATGCGGACAACGCAAAAGATGTTGTTTCGGCGGTGATTGCGGTAAACGTGCAAGGTTGGGAACGTGAAGCGGCGGCGATGTTAGCCGATTACGATGTACTGACACCCGTAACGGGGCAAATTGAACGCACGGAAACGGTTACTTTGCAGGAAAGCACGGACAACACCGAAACGGGCGCAAACAAGGCGTTTAACGATACCGATTTTTCAGACAGCGACCGAAAGACCGCAAACGATGAGAGAAACCGCACCGAGGAACGCCAAACAACCGAAACCAGCAAAGGAACGGGCGCAAGCAAATCAATTTCAAGTGAAATTGCAAAAGAATTGCAGTTAAGGCGTGATAATTGGAGAAAAAACATTATCTTTGCACTTGTAAGAGAATTAACAACGAGTATTTACGAATAACTAATTTTAATTTTTAGCAATATGAACGTAAAACAGATTTACCAGATTATTAACAGCGTTTCAAGTGAAGTGCTGGGCAAGACTGACATTGTGCAGGACGATTTAACGGGCATTGTGGATTTGGGCACGGAAGTGTTTAACCAAAATGCAGTTGACAACTACGTAAAATCACTTGTAAACCATATCGGCAAGGTGATTTTCGTAAACCGACCTTATGCGGGCAAAGTGCCGAGCGTTTTAATGGATGCGTGGGAGTTTGGTAGCGTATTGGAAAAGATAAGTGCCGATGTTCCAGAAGCAGAAGAAAACGACACGTGGGATTTGAAGGACGGAACAGAATACAAGCAAGATGTGTTCCACAAACCGACCGTTACCGCAAAGTTTTTCAACTCAAAGGTTACGTTTGAAGTGCCCGTATCAATCACCGAAAGACAGGTTAAGGAAAGTTTCAGCAACGCCGCACAACTCAACGGCTTTATTTCGATGATTTATGCAGCCGTTGAAAAGTCAATGACTATCAAGGCAGACGCTTTGATTATGCGCACAATTAACAACATGATTGCGGAAACCGTGTTGGCTGATGCGCAAGCGTTTGGAGCAACGGCAGCAGGTGATATGGCAGGGGCAGACCTTTCCAGCGCAAGCACGGCACGTTGTGTAAACCTTTTGAAGTTGTACAATGACAAGTATTTCCCTGCAACACCTGCAACGGGAGAGGGCGAGCCGACCCCGAACCCTGACGCACTGACAGCGGCAAAGGCGATAACCGACCCCGATTTTATCCGCTTTGCGTCTTACGTTATGGGGACGTATGCCGACCGCCTGCAAAGCATTTCCACCGTGTTCAATGTTGGCGGCAAGGAACGGTTTACGCCGAAAGATATGTTACACGTTGTACTTTTGTCCGACTTTGCAAAGGCAGCGCAAACCTATCTTTATTCCGACACGTTCAACCGTGGCGATGTGCTTTTGCCGCAAGCCGAAACCGTACCTTTTTGGCAAGGCAGCGGAAAGAACTACGATTTCGCCAGCACGGGACACATTAAGGTTAAGGAAAGCGGCGGCAAAGATGTTGAAATTACGGGCGTGTTGGGCGTAATGTTCGACCGTGATGCGTTGGGCGTTTGCAATCTTGACAGACGGGTAACAACGAACTACAACGCAAAGGCAGAGTTTTTCAACAACTATTACAAGTTTGATGCAGGGTATTTCAACGATACAAACGAAAACTTTGTAGTATTCTTTATTGAGTAACTCAATAGGTATTAGATTGTTTAACTTTGGGCGGTGTGGGTGCAGGTGAAAGCGCACCGCACCGCCTTTTTTCTTTCCGATATGACAACGATAAACTTTTATTCATACAACGGACACCCGAACACGGTAAACAAGCAGTTAGGCACGTTTACGGCGATTGAGGGCGATTTGCGGCAAACTTTCGATGTGTTGCGCCCGACCGTAACACTACGAAAGCAACCCCGACCGACTTTCAATTATTGTTACATACCCGATTTAGGGCGTTATTATTTCGTGGATAGGGTAAGTTTTGAGGGAAACAACGCCTACGAACTTGCATTGCGTATTGATGTGCTTAAAACCTACGAAAGCGAAATTTTGGAGGCAACTGGGCGTGTATCTGAAAGCGACAACCCCGACCCGTATATTTCAAACCGTGATACGGTTTACAAGCGCACCCCGAATTTTGAGAAAGTGCCGTTTTCTGAAACGGGGCTTTTGAATGAAAACGGGGGTATCATTATGGTAACTTTGAAAGGAACAACCGAAAATTAAAAGAGTATGGCAGTAATTGTAAATATACCTAACGCACACGATGATAACAGCCAGTGGAACGCAAGCGGCGGTTATTGGGATATAAACGTAAGAACGAATGACGGTTATTTGTTTGTAGGCGATGTTAAGGCGGTTTATACCAATACAAGCGGATACCCGAAAAGCGTTGTTTTGGATATGAACGGCGCAAAGGTTTGGGCATTTGGTGAGTTGTCCGACACCGATGCAGACACGGAAATAACTATCACGGGAAACACCCGAAGCGAAAACGATTTGGAAGTTATAAACAACATACCGAACACGACAGCAACGGGAACAAAAGGTAGCGGTTATTATGATGCGAGCATACAAGTAACGGCAAACGAGGGTTACAAGATAACGGCGGCGCAAGTGGAGTTTACGGACAGTTACGGCTACCCCGATACGCAGGACTTGACAATTTCGCCAGACGGTAAAACGGCAAGTTGGGAGTATGACGATGCCGACACGGGCGAGAGTTTCACGCTTACGGGTACGACAGCCAGCGAGGGAACACCCGAACTTAACGTAACGAACAACATAACGGGCAGCGGCGTAACCGAACAACATACGTTTGACGGGGAAACGGCAACTTTCACCGTTACGGGGCAATACACCCCGAACAAAGTGCGTTTCTTTGACCTCAAAGCGAGTTACACGAACAAGGCAGGAACAGCGACCAAAACGCCGTTTGTGGTGCAGGATTTGGAATACAGCCAACAAGCAACGCTAACCATTACCGACATAGACCCGACAAAGCCCGTAACGCTTACGGGTAGTTACGATGATGTGTTAGAAATTTCTACAAACCTATCAAATTGCACCGCTAACGAGGATTTGCCGCAATATGTGAAAGACGGGGAAACGGTAAATGTTACATTAACGGCAAACGATGGCACAGAATTTGACACCGAACAAAGTACACCGCAATTCTATTACCAGAACGCAAGCGGCTTCCCTCAAACGCAAGACCTTACGATTTCAAGCGATAAAAAGAAGGCAACGGGAAGCATACAAGTAAACACTAATTGGAGCGATTTTGCAGTTATTGGCAGTGCGTACCCCGTTACCGTTGTGGGCGAGCAGTACGGCGCAATAAACGTATATTTGGTAACGCTTGATGAGTTGGCAGAGTTTAGCGGCAAACGGTTTTTCAAGGAAACGGGAACAGACCCCAGCACGGGCGCACCTATATACGAAAACATAGATTTGGGCGCATACGTGAACAAGATACTCCGTGTTTACACCAACATAGGGGCAAGCAGCACCGATGTAATACGATGCGGCAACTACAATACGGGCGTATCTTGCCACCAGCCAGCGCAAGACAAAATAACGCTTGATTTCGGCACGGCGGTAGTACCAGCGCACAATGAGGACAACACCGACTACGAAAGCGAAATACAAATCTTTTTGCCGTTTGCAGGGTTTGTAAACCTCAATACCGATTATGCAGGCAAAACGATAGGTTTGCAGTACGTTATAAACGTGGTAACGGGCAACGGGGTTGCGCTTTTGTCCTGCAACGGCGTTGTATTTCAAGTTGAGGAAACAGAACCAAGCAGCGAAATAATATACCTTTCACCAAGTACCCAAGTTAAGACCGTGGGCGGCGATGATTGGAACGAAATGTTATATTACGGTTTAGAACCTTACATTTATTGCAAGTGGTACGAGAGCGCAAGCAACGGACGTAATAACGACCGACAAACGGGCATTTTAGGCGATTTCAGAGGGTTTAATGTGTTCGATGATGTTACACCCATACACACCGCCGAAATGCTGACAGAGGAACAAGAAATGATATACACGGCTTTGTCTGACGGGGTATATATTGAGTAACTGCAAGGCAGGATAAAAAGAAAGGCGGCAACTTGATTGTTACCGCCTTTTCTTTGTGCCTTGCTTGTTATTTCACGTGCTTTGCAAGAATGTCAGCACCCGTTTTTTCGTTGTATGTGCTTACGGGATAACACGAACAAAAGGTTTTGAAACGATTGAACAGCCTTTCAGTTAGTATAAAGTCGTATGCTTGATTTTTGCAAGCCTTTTCAACCTCAAAATTTGACACGGTTTGTTTGTGTACCTTTTCTTGCATTTCGGACAATTCACAAACCGTACCTAACGAATGGTGTACTACTTGCAAAGTTTCTGCAATAGTTTGCAAGTTGGTACGGATTTCGGGATAAGCAGCCGCCAAAAATTCTACGTGCTTTGTTGTTTCGCTAACAGCCTTTGCGATGTTTTCGCTTAATGATTTTACGTTATTCATAACTCAATGTATTTAATTGTTTAACTTGCTGCAAAGTTAAGCATTTGTTTTGAACGTGCAAGCGGTTGGCGTGTTATTTTGTGTTAAATTATTCTTTTAACTTTGTTTAACAGTTGTGTTCCACGTGAAACAATTTATTTTGTGCATCGGTGTGGCAGTGTTCCACGTGAAACAATTTCACGGGCGCACACGCATAACAAAAACCGTGCCAAAGTCGGGCGCAATGTGTTAAATTTTGGTAATTGCGACCCATAGCAAAAAGCGTGCCACAAAGTGTTTGCAAATGTTAAAAGTGCGTTGGGAAACGTTAAATAGGGGTCAGTAGCGTACCTTTAGGGGATAATATTGATTTAGAATTACCAATATTTTATTGATCTG